GGATCTTGTATAGTATATACAAGATCCAAGAGAATCTGTAGTAGAATGGTCATGATCATATGGGTCACAACCAGCTATATATAAACCATATGGTGGATTATCTACAGGATGTTCCCATATAGTAATAGCACCACGTTTATCTTCTCCTACTTCTAATCTGTACTTATTTAATGCTTTTAATGAATTTTTTATTTCCCATTTAAGTACACCATCTATTTCAGATACTAATTCACCTACTTGCTTAAAGTTCTGCAATTTTTTAGAATTACGTATATTAGCTAAATGACGTATCAAATCTGCTTTAGGAAATATATTACCTTTTATATTTAAGGTTGCTTCTGCTGGAGTAAATGGATGCTCACAAATATATCTATCTATAGCAGTCCTATCACTAGCATTATCTACTATTTTCTTTCTTTCCTCAACAGCATATTTCTTTGATAAAAATATATTTGAATTACCATTTTGATCCATAAATGGTTGACCTATATAATCAGGATCATCACCATTATATACATCTGTTACATTATAATATTCTGGTACAAAGAAACCACATTCTCCACCATAATTTTCTTCATCCCAATCATTGCTTATAGCAAGTGCATTATATGCTTTAGGTTCATAATATAAATCTTTTAAACCAGTATAATCAGCATCATCAGAACCACCAGTACCATAAGCTATCATTAATCCAAAGGCTACACCAGAATCTTCTACTGATGGCCTAGCAATTTGCCAAGCTGCTTTTAAATTAGGGAACTTACCAGCCTCTTCCCAAATGATTAATTTACCTCTTTTACCCCTAGCTTTTTGAGGATCGTTCTTTAAACTTATACCTATTACCTCTGACTTATATCCTATCTCAGTTTGAACACCATCTTTATTTATTACTATAGATGCACGTTTATGCATCTTCTGGTCTATCTTTTGACATTTCTTTGACCAAGGAGTATGTTCATTGATCCAATCCATTATATCCCAAGCTTTAGTTAAAACTCCATCTTTGATTAAGAATTCATTTTCTGAAGCTATAGCATATGATTTAGAATCAGGAATTAAAAAGAAATTACGACATAACATAGATGCTGCTTTAAATGAATAACCAGCACCACGTTTCTTTATAACAACCAAATGTTTACCAGTTCTTTCAGCCTCATCAATAGCATCAAAATAAGCTCTGTCATAATCATAAAACCTAGGAAAGTCCCTAATCCTACGAATTGATTCACGATATTGACCATTAGACATTTTAGTCTTTTCCTTTATAGTCACTAGTATAGGACAGTAATTAAGATAAAAATAAAAATATCCTGTTATATAATCACCATCTTCAGCAGTATGACCAAATAAACAACGCCTATATTCCTCATCCCAAAACTTACGATATTCAGTAGTGCCTCTAGGTATGGCTGTATAATAACCATTTGTTTGAAAACAAACAGCAGGTTGCCTAAACTTATCGGCATTTTCTTCATATTTTACTTTGACTTTATATGCCATAATCACCGTTTATTGAAGGTATTTCATACATACCTATATCTGTACCACCACGAGTAGTTGTCTTATCTACTTGTTCACGTCTAACCATATCTTCCAATTGAGCCAACGATTTGACTATACTACCTACTTCTTTAAGATTCCTAGATAGTTCAGTAGCAGAAAAAACAGGTTTGCCATATGCATCTACCTTTGTAAAATCTACCTGTTCAAACCATTTAGCTAACTCTTCTGCAGCCTTCTTAGCACCTAATAATACACGTGTATTAGTAGTTTCCATAAGTTTTTTAAACTTATCTATAGCTGCTGTTATCTTATCGTCTGGTACCCAATTAGGGTCGTTAAACAAATCACGTTTTAAAACAATATCTCGTTCATACTCTGAATAACCACGATATGGATTATCTGCAGATAAATCATAAGAAAAAACAATATATGCTAATTCTTTAGTTACACGTTGTTTGTCTTTAGTTTTATCTCTTTGCCATAATGCCCTAAATTCAGGAATCATTAATCTACTCGGATCGACTATTACCTCACCGGAAACAATATCAAATACTCTCATTTATACCTATTATATAATAATATATACAAAAATGTTACTTGTTTTATTTACTAACCCTAAAATAATTATTCCTTATTAATAGCTTTAGTTATGGTATCATAAACAGCATTTACTGACTCACCATCATTAGCCCTAAATAATTCATTAACATAAATAATTGCTTCTTTTGAATTATTAAAAGTAGGATCAATAAATATTTTATATAAGTCTGGATTACTTTTTAAGGCCTCAACAATAATACCTAGACGTTTAAACATCTCTTTATTATGTATAAATTTTAGTACAAATGCCCCAAAATAGCGAATCCTGATAGGTCTATAGTCATCAGGATCTGCCATGATTTTCTTAGCAAATATCAATGGATGGTACACTATTTCTCGTACTATCCTTGGGTCTTTAAATTTAATTAAGGAAATATGTTTAATTATTTTGTCTTGCTCCGTCATCGTTAACTATCTCAAATGTAAATGTTGTCTCTACTATACCACTTGAAATATCTAATGCAATAGCACTAGGTAATTCATAACAATGGTCAGCTGTATAAACAATTAAACCCTGGTCAATTAATTTAGCAACCAAACGACTAAGGTTAGTTTTATTTATATTACACTCACGAATGATTAGTTTACGATTAGTAGTAGACAAAACATCTTTAATATCTTTATCTGAAATGGGTTTCCATTCACTATCTAATTTTACGATAAATGAATAAACTTCAGCCTCCCGTTTAGAGAGGCCAAAGTAACCATTCATCATTTTAACATATTCACTGTACAATTTCTTCAATGGGATTTTCTTGCGAAAGTTCTTCATTTACTTCAGTATTTATAATTTCTTCATCAGTAGTAGTTAGTATATCGTCGTCTGCATCTTTACTAGGTACTAAACGAATCTCTAAACTTGAACCACAACTGGTACACTTCATCCTAAAATAACTATCATGCTTATTAAATAACATGATATCTATACCATCTGTTACATACGTATCTAATGTTTCAGTATTACCACATTGACCACATGTAACTACAAGGTCGCCATATTTAAAATCCATTCCTTTGTCTGCCATAACTATTCACTCATAACTAGTTCGCCCAACTCAGGACCTGGTATAAGAGCTTCTCTTTTAATATAGTTTTCAGCTACATCAATACTTATAAAATAATCTGATTCGCTTGTTTCAGTTGAAACATACTTATCTGATTTGTACGTATTTTCTGTCTCAGTGTGGTAAACATAACCACCCCTGGTATGGTCATAGTATAACCTACAACCCTTCTCTAGTGAACCAAACCAATCCTTAGTCACTAGGTATTCATATACAACTTTACTTTTCATTTTTAAAACCTTTTATTTTAAGTTCTTTAGTGTTATTAATATCATTACGTACCTTAAATTTATGTACTACTTTAATAAACCCAAATATAGTATATACCCTGAGATAGTCCTCATCATATATATCCTCTAATTTGTCTAACCACTTAACGTCCCTAGTGGTGTCACGCTTAAATATTACCATTCCCTTGAACCGTGCCCAAATTTTGAATGTAACCTACAAATACCTGTACGTATAATGTCAAATATAACACCACCAAATACAGTACATTTACCATTGTCCCCAGCCCAGTCATTAGTAGAGTATAAACAATTACCACAATTAAGTTGATCGGTGGTATAATTTACCCTATATTTAGCTTTGTTTGTTAGATTGCCTTTTTTCATCTTTTTTAGTCTTATCTTCACCTACAGAACCATACACTGATGGATCTAAAGTAATTACAAATTTAAAATTATCTAAAAAATAGTCTATATACCTACGCCGTTTCTTTGGAACCATGTTTATTTAGCCACATTATAAATATTAAACAACAAGCAGCATGCGATAAATGTGATTCACCAGACTCCTGGTCAATTAACTCACCTTTACGCCAAGCAACTAAATGACGCATTAATGCTGCGTAATATCTTTCAATACCATTATCAACTAATTGCCAATTATTAGGAGCATATTTAATAGCGCCGAATGTTAATATTTTAACTATGTCTTCAATCTCTGCAATAGGTAACAAATCCCAACGCAATTTACCATAGTCAAATTTACTACCTTGTAAAATAGATACGCCTGTAAGATTTAAATCGCCCATAAATTAATTAACTAATTTAACAAATTCACCTGCTTCACTACCTTACCCTATAACGTCATACTTACCTAAACCCTCGTCACGTACCCTAACCATAAAATCGTCCATAGACTCACCGTCGTGACGCTGTGACAAGTCCACAGTATATACGACATATTTACGTTTGTCTAACCAAGGTTGCAACCATGCCCCCCAGGTAATTAGTGCAGCTAATGACCCCACATATATAGATATGCCGGACAATAACACAACCTGCCAAAAAATAGATAATTCACCCATAATAATGGTATACGTAAATATAGCAAAAAAAGTTACACTACGCAAATAATAAACCCCTAGTGATAAGCTAGGGGTGACCTGTTTGTACAGGGTATATAGTGATTAATTAGTGTCACTAAGTATGTCTATAAA